GCAGAATCTTTAAATGCTTCGGAAGCAGAAATGCAAAGTATAAAAGATTATTACATTCAAAAGGATTTAGAAATTCAAAACGCAGCACAGGAGCAAAAGAATGCAATTAGAGAAAGAGATATTGCAAAAGGAGAGCAAGCGATTTCAGATATAAAATCATTATTTGGAAAAAGTAAAGCGGTTCAAAAAGGGGCAATAATTGCAGAAAGTGCTATAGGTATAGGTAAATCAATTATTGCGTTAACAACGGCTAACACTGCTGCACTTGCAACACCGCAAGCAATTGCTTCGGGGGGGATTGCGGCTATACCTACAATAGCGGCAAACACCTTAAGTGCAACCGCTAATATAGCTTCTAATTTAGCGGCTACTCAAAAAGCGTTGCAGGCAGTAGGTGGTGGTTCGGCTGGTGGTGCTGGCGGAGTACCTAGCGGTGCAGGTGCGACTTCACCACCGCCACCCCCACCCCCACAGTTTAATATTGTAGGACAAAGTAGTACAAATCAACTAGCGCAAAGTATAGGAGCAAAGCAAGGGCAACCAATACAGGCGTATGTGTTGAGTAATGAAGTAACCACGCAACAAGCCGCGGACAGAAACAGAATAAAGACCGCAACATTCAATTAAAAAAACACATTAATAATAAAATACGTTATAACAATAAGATAAATATTTATAATGTTGCAGGACAATTACGTAGTTCTCTTTAAAGAAAACGAAACAGAGGGGGTTTATTCTATTAGTTTAGTAGATTCGCCAGCTATGGATTCACTATTTATTGCTTTAGGTGAACAAAAAGAAATTAGTTTAAAAGCAATTGACACCGAGAAAAGAATTTTATTAGGTGCGGTTTTAATTCCTAACAAACCAATTTACAGAAAGCAAGACGGTAAAGAATTTACCATAACTTTTCCAAAAAAGACAATCCAGTTAACAATGGAAAACTTTTTTAAAAAAGGTTATCAAAATAACTCAACGTTAGAACACAATGAGAAATTAAAATTGCAAGATGTAACCTTTGTTGAAAGTTGGATAAAAGAAAGTGAAGTTGATAAATCAGTACATTACGGATTTAACGAACCTAACGGAACGTGGTTTGCAAGTATGAAAGTAAACAATGATGAGGTTTGGAACGACTTTGTAAAAACGGGAAAAGTAAAAGGGTTTTCAATAGATGGATTCTTTGATTTAAAAAAGATTAATTTAAAAAGTGAATTAAATATGAGTGAATTTAAAAATGAGTCATTAGTGGATTCTTTTAAAGCGGCATTATCTGAATTTTTCAGTCCTAAAAATAAAGGCGAAAATACAGAAGTGAAACTTGGTAAAGTAATGACAAAAGACGGTAAGTTAACAATTGAATTTGATGGCGATACAATAGCTATTGGAACTGAAATGTATCTAGTAAATGACACAGGAGAAAAACTTCCAGTGCCTGACGGTGAATATACTTTAGAAGAAGATATGATAGCCGTAATGGAAAACAGTAAAGTTAAGGAGTTAAAGCCAGCAACCGAAGTTACAGAAAATAAAGAACCAGTTGCAATGGACCAAAATCTCACAAGCGAACCAACTGGAACTACTGTAAAAAGCGAAAAATTTACACAAGAAGTTTTTTACCAACTCGCGAAAGTAGTCGGTTCAGAATTAGAAAAATTTAAAACTGAATTAAAAGCAGAATTTGAAACTAAATTAGCGGAGTTAAAACCGGGGGCGGTGTCTTTGACAAAACAAAAGGGAGAAACAAAAAAAGAAGCTGATACGGCTTTTGAAAAATTTAGAGAATTTAACAAAAAATTTAAAAATAATTAATATGAGTATTACTTACACGGGGGCACAAATCCCAAAAGATTACAAAGAAGATATTATTGCTGAAATCCTTTTCAGAAATGAAACAATAGAAAAAGGTTTAGTGTCTTTTGAAACAGGAATAAAAGCTGGTAGAATTATTACCGAAAATATTAACTCTGTAACTATGCAAGCGTGGTCTGTTAATCCAACAGGTTCAGAGAATGGGAGCATTGGTTTAGAAGACACGCTTGTAACACCTGTAAAAGTTGAGTTTATAGATAAATTCACACCAGACGATTTAAGGAGCACTCGTTTCAACAGAGATATGCAAGATGGTGCAATTAATGATCTTTCCGATGGGTTTAACAGATTGGTTTTAAATGGTGTTGCACCTTTGATTTCGTTAGATGCTGAAAAGAAATTTTGGAACGGTTCTACTGCGGAAACAAAAACCGCTGTTTTTTTTCTAACTGCTGGTACTGCTCAAAATGCAGTAGGTGCTGCTGAAAAAACTTTAATTGCAGCAATGCCAACAACATTATTTGATTCATTAACTACTAAAATGATTTACAATAAGTCTGCAGTAGGTAAACGTGTTAAAGTTGCTGGTACAACTTTAAGCGTATCAAACATTGCTACAGAAATGGGGAAAGTTTACGATGCTATCCCTAATGAAGTTTTAGCTGGTGCAGAAAAGCCTTATATTTATGCACCAAGAAGTGTTAAGAAATTAATTAACAACTTTAATTTAGCTCAAACATATAGAGATACATTTACAGTTGATTTAGCAAGTGGTAAATATTTCTATTTAGATGTAGAAATTGTATTTGTACCTTTAGCCGATAATGTAATTATTGCAGGTGTACCAAGCAACTTTATGTGGTGTACTGATTTAATGGATGACTATGCAAACATTAATATTGCACCGTATCCAGCACCAAGGAAAGACTACTTCTACGATGTAATCTTTACAATATTTGCACACGTTGTAAATCAGAAATTTAACGTTTTATACGTAGGGTAACATTAATATAACCGCTTTATTAAATTAAGGCGGTTTTAAAAAAAACATAAAAAGATGGCGTGTAATATAACAAAAGGTTTAAAACTTCCTTGTAAAGATTCAAGAGGTGGTATTAAAAAAATAGATTTCGCAATTTTTGACGAGCATAATTTTACAGTTGTTGCTCAAGAGATAGCGACTTTACCTGCTACGTTAACAGAAGTATTCAGATACGAGGTTAAAGGATCTGGAAATACTTTGGTAGAAACAGGAGCGATAAATTCAGAAAGCCGAACTACAGAAATAACCCAGGTAATTACTGCGGTTTTTCCACGTTTGAACCATCAAACCGAAGTACAATTAAACGCATTAGAAGCTGGTAGGGTTATTGCTTTTGTACATAATTTTAACGGAGATGTAAAGGTAGTAGGTATTGATAGCGGATTAGATGCCACCACTTCAGTAGGGCAAACAGGCGGTGTAGGAACAGACTTGAGTGGTTACAACATTACGTTAGAATCAAAAGATAGCAAAAGAGCACCTTTTTTAAGCAATGCAGCCAAGACTGCGTTAGAAGCTTTAGTGAGTGATGAGGTTATAGTACCTTAAAAATAAAAAAGAAGTTTATTTTATAGCCATTCTGTAAGGAGTGGCTTTTTTATTTAATTACAAATTAAAAAAATAACGTTATATAATTATGATAGTTTTTAATCCACAGAATCAAACACACACTTTGTTTTTTATACCACGAAAAGAACATACGACTTGCGTGCTTAAAATAACCAACGAATTAAGAAATACTGAAAGTCAAATAACAATAATAGGTAATTTTAATAACGGGGTTTTTTTTGGAGATTTTGAATATAACTTTACTGAAGGAGCAAGCTACGAAATTGAAATAAATTCAAATATTTACGGATTGCTTTTTCGAGGTAAAGCCTTTGCGACAAGTGTAAACGATTTACAAAATTATAAATTAATAAAATGAAATTAGAATTAATACAATTAAACAGTTATACCCGTCCAGTTATAAAAGAATTGACTACGAAAGAGTACGTAACAAACGGTGACAGAAATAGTTTTTACCAATACCTTATTGATAGGTATAATGGTTCACCAACCAATAGAACTATTATAGATTCTTATTCTAAATTTATTTACGGCAAAGGGTTGTTTTCAAAAGAGCAAACAGTAAAAGCTCACGATTTTGCGAATATTTTACAGATTCTAAAAAAAAATGATTTAAAAAATATTTGTCAAGATTATGTATTATTTGGTGAAGCAAGTATGGAATTAATTTACGAAAAAGGTAAATTAATTAAAATTAAGCACGTTCCTAAAAATCAAATTTTGCCAAACAAAATGAATGAAGATGGAGACATTGAACTATATTGGTTTTCTCAAGATTTTAACAACACAAGAAAATATCCACCAAGAGAAATAGAAAACTTTTATTTTAAAAAAGAAAACACAAAAAATGCAATTTATGTAATTACTAGTTACCAAGCAGGTCGAACTTATTTTGCAGACCCAAGTTATATGGCTGGTTTGCCTTATGCAGAATTAGAAGAAGAAATTGCAAATTACTGCGTTAATCATATTAAAAATGGTTTGTCTTTTGGTTATATCATTAATATGAATAATGGAGAGCCTGAAAGCGAAGAAGTTAAGGAAAGATTAGAAGAAAAATTTAAAAATTTCGGGACTGGTTCTAAAAACGCTGGTCGTGGGATGATTAATTGGAATGATTCAAAAGAAAACGACATAACTTTAACATCGGTTGAAGTAAGCGAATCACATAAACAATACGAATTTTTAAGTGGCGAAGCTACACAAAAGTTAATGATTGCCCACAAAGTTACAAGCCCTATAATTTTTGGTATTATGAAAGAGGGGGGATTAGGGAACAATGCTAATGAGATGGAAACCGCCTTTAATCAATTGTATATCAATGTAATTCAACCAATCCAAGAAAATATATTAGATTCATTAAAAGAAGTTTTTACAGACAATGGTATGACAATAGATTTGGATTTTATTCCATTAAACGGAATACCTAAAACAGAGGTTACTCAATTATGCAAACACGAAACGCAGTTAAGTGAAAAAGTAGAAGAGGTTAATGGTGAGGTTGCAGAATTTCTTTTATCAAAAGGTGAAGACATAGATTTAAACGAGTACCAAATAATAGACACGGAAGATTTCTCTGAAGATTTAGTGGAATTAAGTGATTTTACTTTAAATACTTCTTTAAAGCTCGCAACCGTACCTAGTTCTTTTCCTAACGTAAAAAGCGAATTAGATAATGATGTTTTTAAAGTACGATTTAATTACGCAGGCACAATGCCAGGCAGCCAAACACCCCAAAGGGACTTTTGCAGAAAAATGTTATCAGCACAAAAGGTTTATCGTAAAGAAGATATAGTTTTAGCTGGTAATAAAAAAGTAAATCCGGGCTGGGGGGCTGGGGGAACAGATACATATGATATT